TCGGAAGTGTTCGGGCCGAAGTTCACGCGCGAGATGGCCGACAAGCGGCTTGGAGAATTGTATGGCTGGGCCGTCAAGTCTGGCGATATGGCTAAAATCAACGGCATGCTGGGCGCGTTCAAGGGGCTGCGAGACGGCGAAGACGGGCCATTCGTAGCGCAAGCGTGGATGCGCGATTTTGACGCCGACGCCTTTGCCTATCACTGTTCGAACGGCACGCTGCGATTTTTTCAGAATGCGGCAGGCGTGTGGGAGCACCGGTTTGAAGCGGGGCACCGCGCGCGCGATCTGTTCATGCAGGTGGCCAGCGTGGCCTATGACAAGGGCGCGAAGCCGACCGAATGGGCCAAGCGATTGGAAGTGATGCATGCCGATCCGGTGCAGCGCACGGCGATCCAGCGCATTTACGGGATGACGCTGACGCAGCTGATCAGCGATCAGGCGTTCTATATTTTCCAAGGAAAGGGGCAGGACGGCAAATCGGTGACCAATGACATCGTGGTCAAGCTGCACGGTGTCTATGCCCGGCGCGCCGATCCCAAGACATTCCTTGAAGGGCCATCGCAGGCCAGCGCCAGCCACCAGAGCGACATCGTGCGGCTTGCCGGCGACATTCGCCTGGTGGTGAGTGACGAGCCCAAAAAGGGTAGCACGTTTGACGGGCAGCGGATCAAGCAGGCGACGGGCAGCGAGATGATCGCGCGCGGTGCCCATGCCACGACCGAGCTTAGCTTTGTGCCGCATTGGCAGCTGATATTCGAATGCAACCATGTGCCCAAGCCGCCCAGCGACGATCGCGGGTTTCGGCGGCGCTTCAAGCTTTACCCCTGGGTGGTGCAGTTTGGCGTGACGCCGGGTGTGGAAGACGAACCGGTGGATGTTGTCAAAGGGCGGCTACTGGGCGAGCTTAGTGGCATTCTGAACTGGATGATTGCGGGCGCGGTGGAATGGCTGAACGAGCGCGTGATACCGCAGCCAGCGGCATCGGCAGCGGCCACGGCCAGCTTCTGGGATGTGAGCAGCGCGCTGGGCGAGTTCATCGAGCAGTGTTGCGATGTGACGGTGCCCGATGCCCGGACCGAGGCAACACCGTTGTACCAGGCATTCCGGCAGTTCTGCATTGATCGTGGCGACAAGGAGGACCGGATCATGACGCAGACCACGTTTGGGAGGGCGCTGAACGATGCGCAGATCTATGCGGTGGCCAACCATGCCACGAAGAAGAAAGAGCGCATCGGGATCGCCCTGAAGGCTGTTGGTCAAGGTGGTGCTGGGAGTGCGCTGGACGACTGGTTGCCGCCCAATGCCAGCGGCTCTGCCGACCCGTTCGGCGCGCCGGCGCTTTAGATTTTAACTGTCGGTACAACTGTCGGGGGAAGTGTCGGGTAGACTGTTGGGGTGGCGTTTGGGGCTTTGGGATTTGGGCCAAGCGGGACGCAAAAAGGGCAAAACCGACAGTGCCAGCGACAGTTGCCCGACAGTTAGGGCCGACAGTTTGAATGCTTGAAAAAGCGGGATTTCCGACAGTACCGACAGTTTTGAGCATGATTGGCCCCGTACCTGCGCAGGCGCGCGCAAGAATAAGAATATCTGTTTTAACTGTTGGTGTGTTGGAAAAGGGATTTCAAAATGGCGCGGCGTGATCCGGTTATCGAGGCGATGGAAGAGATGCTGCTGGAGGCGTGGGGCTTACTGATGAGGTCACCCGATCAGGAGCGGGGCTGGATGACCAGTGGGTCGCGATCGTGGTGGCCGCAGATCGTGCGAGACCGCATCACCGACTATGCCGACAGCGATGTGCAGCCGCGCCTACAGATGGGCCTGAGAGAGGTTGCGCTGCGCAATCGCGTGTTTGTGGACGTTGGGTGCCTCGCCGAGGATATCGCGCCTGATAACAAGCCGCTGGTGGCGGTGGTGCTGACAATGAAGACCTGGCGCGATGTGGGCGGGTTTCGTTGGGAGCGCGTGTGGGAGGCGCTGGGCGGGCGCGAATCAGGTGCGACGACTGGTGGGCTGGAAAAGCGCTACAAGCGCACGCTCGAGCGGCTTGCGGCGATCGAAGCGGGGCGTGTTGCGCCGCTCGACTTTGACGGGACGTTGGCAAGTAGCGGTTGGGTCTGATGCAGCAATGGCGGAAAACATACCCCGGACCCTGTCAAGCCCCGCAATTTTTCCGGGGTCAAATTTAGGGTGTCGGTCTCCGGGGTATAATGGGGCTAGAAATCAATACAGTCGGCGAGACGTGCGGCTGACGGTGGTCGCGCCGAGCGCGGTCAATCGCAGTCTCGCTGGCATCCCTTCATGATCGGAGAACAAGGTGGTGCGGCTCGTTGCTGCGGGCTCGCGGTTCGGCGGCAATGTGGCGGGCAAGGTGGCATCGATGCCTAAGCGTGCTCTGCCCTTCTACCAGTCCGCCGAGTGGGTGGCGCTTGTAAAGATGCGCAAGCTTTCGCCTGATTATGAGGCGGCTAAGGCTCGGCGAAAGTATCAACACGAACGGTTGGTGCTCGATCACATCGCTGAGATGAAGGACGGCGGTGCTGCGCTCGATCCAGCGAACACCCAGTGGCTGACACATAGCGAGCATCAGGCCAAGACGGCCATGGCCAAGCGCAAGCGGGTCGGCCTCGGCTGACCGCGCCGCGAGAGCAGGTGTCGGGGGGGTGGTTGAAAGGCTGGGAGGCCGAGGTCTGCTAGACCACCGTCTCCCTCTTTTGGAGATTTTATTTCGTGGCTGAGAATTCTGACGGGGTTGGAATGGTCGATGGGCTGTTCGGACCTCAACCAGTTGAGCGCGTGCGGGGCCGGGGCAGGCCTGCGCATGCCTGGGAACGGCAGAATTCCTTGCGTATCTGTAACCTGTTTGCCTGCGGACATGATGTGGCGACGGTGGCTGAGGTCATCGGCTTGTCACAGCCGACGCTCCGAAAGGTTTATTTTTCAGAAGTCGCAGCGCGCAAGACAATGGCATTGCGAGTGAAGTCGCAGCAGTTGGCTCGGCTTACCGAGTCCGCAATCGCGGGCAATGTTGCTGCCGAGAAGGCTCTGGCTGGAATGATAGCTGGCGAACAGGCCAAGGTTGCGGGCGAACGGATTGCCCATCGCGGAGCGGCCCAAACCGAGACGAAGCTGGGCAAAAAGGCTGAGGCGAAAAACGCTGCGGATGCGCTGGGCGGGAGGTTTCGCACGCGTGCGGCGCCCCCCGGCATGATGACGCATTGAAAGTGTGACGTGGTTCGATGACTTGGACAACTGCCTGCCCGGATTGGGAAGCGCGGATCGTTGCAAGACAAAGCCTGGTGCCGAGTCCGCCGTTGTTTCCGGACAAGGCTGCTGAGGCGCTGGGCGTATTCAAATCGCTGCAGATGACCGACCTTGCCATGAAGCGGGACGGCACCTGGCCTACGCTTGGCGAGGTGTGCGAGCCTTTCGTGTTTGACCTGGTCGCGGCACTTTTCGGCGCGCAGGATCCGGTTAGCGGTGAGAGCCGGATCAAGGAAGCAATGCTCTTGATCAGTAAGAAGAACGGCAAGTCGACGATTGCTGCCGGGATCATGCTGACGGCATTGGCGCTGAACTTTCGCCATGGTGCCGAACTGCTGGTGATGGCGCCAACGATCGAAGTAGCCAACAACTGCTTCGGTCCGGCTGCGGCGATGGTGAGAGCCGACGAAGAGTTGAATACCGCGCTGAAGGTTATCGACCACCAGCGCACCATCAAGCACCTTGGCAACAATGCCGAACTCAAGATCGTTGCCGCCGACAGCGGGGTGGTGAGCGGAAAAAAGGCGGGCTTCGTCCTGTTTGACGAGCTGTGGCAGTTTGGCACGAAGAACGGTGCCGAGGCCATGATGGAAGAGGCAACGGGAGGACAAGCATCGCGGCCGGAAGGTTTCACGCTGTACCTGTCTACCCATTCTGACGAACCACCGCGGGGCGTGTTCAAATCGAAGTTGGCGTACTTTCGCGAGGTTCGCGACGGTGTGGTTGAAGATCCGACCTGCCTTCCGATGCTGTACGAATGGCCAGAGAAAATGGTCGAGAGCCAGGCCTACCTCGATCCCGCGAATTTCTATGTGACGAATCCAAACATCGGTAAGTCGCAGACGGCTGCATTCATAGACCGCAAAATCAAGCAGGCGCAGGCTGGCGAAGGTACGGACGGTGACAGCACGTTGCAGATCGTGCTGGCCAAGTACCTTAACGTCGAGATTGGTATGCGCCTTCGGCGCGATCGGTGGGGCGCAGTGGATGACTGGCTGGTAGCAGCTGAGCCAGCGCTAACGCTAAAATCGCTTTTGGCGCGGTGCGAGGTAGCGGTTGTCGGTATCGACGGTGGCGGACGAGATGACCTTTTCGGGCTTGCCGTGGTCGGGCGTGAGCCGGTGACTGGCAATTGGCTTTTGTGGGCGCATGCGTGGGCCCAGCGCATCGCGTTGGTACGGCGTAAGCAGATCGCACCGCTGCTGCTGGATTTCGCCAGCGAGGGTTCGCTTACGCTGGTGGATAGCGGGCAAGAACTATTCGACGCCGTGGCAGCAATGACTATTGCAGTGCGCGACAGCGGCAAGATGCCAACGGTCGCGGGCGTCGGGCTAGATATGGCAATGATCGGTCCTTTGGTTGACGCGCTTGTCAATGCAGGCTTCGACCCGGGCGACGTGGCCGCTGGCCGGACTGGGCAGATCGTTCCGGTGCGACAGGGCTGGGGTCTGACGAGCGCAATCTACACATCCGAGTTCAAGCTTGGTGACGGAATGCTGCGGCATGACGGTTCAAAATTAATGGCTTGGTGCATGTCGAATGCGCGGGTCACGCTGAAGGGAAGCAACATGCTAATGAGCAAGGAAGCGTCGGGGGCCGGCAAGATCGATCCCGTGATTGCCATGCTCAATGCAATCAAGCTGATGGAGTTGGGCCCTGTGGCCGGGGACGGTGATGGGCCGTCGATTTATCTCACGCGCGAATTGCTGGTGATTTGATGTCGCCTGACGACTATCGCCGCCTGCGCGGCTCAGGTGGTAGGCCCTCGCGGCATGCGCCATCCGGTGGCCGGCCAGGTCCGGTGCAGGCCTATGATGTCATTGACCTGAACAGCGCAACCGGGTTGCCGGAGTTCATGCGCGGCGGGCTTGGGAATGCTGCCGGACGGCCTGTCACTGAACGGTCGGCAATGCGGAATGCGACGTTCAACCGGGCTGTCACAGTTACGGCTTCCACAATCGGCATGTTGCCGCTGAATCTGCATCGCCGGGCACGAGACGGCACTATTGAGAAGGCCAGCGACCACCCGGTGGCGCGGCTGCTGCGCGATAAGCCAAACGCCGCGCAAACCCCGCGTGCGTTCAAGAGTTACATGCAAGGGCGGGCGCTGCTGAAGGGCAACGCCTATGCCTTCAAAGTGCCCGGGGTTAACGGTCCACAAGCGCTGTGGCCGCTCGACCCCGACAGGGTCGCGATCAAGCAGGCCGAGGATTTTTCGCTCGCGTACCACTACCAGCCCAAGACTGGCGGCAAGCGGATATTCAGCGCCAACGAAATCTTTCACCTTCGTGCCCCTTGGTCTTGCGACGGAATTCTCGGCGAGGGCTTGTTGTCGCTGTCTGCCGAGGCCCTCGGGCTTGCGGGGCTGGCCGACGATGCTGCAGCGCGGATGATGCGCAATGGTGCTTATGTTGGAGGCGTGCTTCAGCACCCGAAGACGCTTGGGTATGAAGGCGCACTAAGCCTGCGCAAGCAGTTCGAGGAACGGTTCGTTGGACCGGAAAATGCGGGGCGATGGGTAGTTGCCGAGGAAGGCATGGAGGTCAAACCGTTCGGAGCGACCGGACGGGATGCTGAGGGCATCGCCCAGCGCAAATTACAGGCTGAGGAAATCTCGCGGTTTACAGGTGTGCCTCGACCGCTGCTGATGTTCGACGAAACCAGCTGGGGGAGCGGCATCGAGCAGCTTGGCTTGTTTTTCGTCACTTACTGCTTGTTGCCCTGGTTCAACGCCTGGGAAGAAGAAATTGGGCGATCCCTGCTGAACGATCGGGACCGGGAAACCCACTACGCCAAGTTCAACGAAGCGGCACTTCTGCGCGGATCGCTGAAGGATCAGGCCGAGTTCCTTTCGAAGGCGCTGGGTGGTCCGGGTGCAGGCGGCTTCATGGTTCCCAACGAAGCCCGCGACAAGATGGACATGAACCCCGAGCCGTGGGGCGATACGCCTGCATGGCAGCAAGGAGCAAGCAATGCGCAATCTACGTGAGACGGGCGCGCGGAAGGTTTTCGCGATGGCTGCGGGCAAACGCCCCGGCGCGCTGCCGGTACCGGCTGACCGTTCGGTCTCTGCGCTGACCAAGCCATCCGTGCTGGATCGTTGGTCGGACGATGCAGCGGGTGTGCGGGCGCTGTCGCAAGGCGATGCAGTCATCACGATGTTCGACCTGATCGGAGAGGACTTCTGGTCTGGTGGCGGTATCACTGCCAAGAGCGTTGCAGCGCAACTGCGCGCGATCGGCGATCGCCCGGTCGAGGTGCAGATTAATTCGCCCGGCGGTGACATGTTCGAGGGCATTGCGATCTTCAACGTGCTGCGCGAGCATCCGCAGGACATCACGATCAAGGTGATGGGTATGGCAGCCAGCGCGGCCTCGATCATCGCCATGGCGGGCGACACGATCGAGATCGGCGCAGCTTCGTTCATCATGATCCACAATTGCTGGGTAATGGCGGTCGGAAACCGGCTCGACATGGCAGAGACCGCGCTGTGGCTGGAACCGTTCGACCGGGCGATGGCTGACGTTTACGCGGCGCGGACGGGCAAGGCGGTGGCTGAAGTTCAGAAGTGGATGGACGCCGAAACCTATATGAGTGGATCAGTCGCGCTCGAGCGCGGGTTTGCCGACGCCTTGCTGCCTGCCGACCAGGTCAAGGTCGATGACAAGGCCAAGTCCGCCGACAGGTCCTGTAATGAACTGCGCGCGATGGAACTGACGCTGGTTTCCGGTGGCATGACCCGCACACAGGCGCGCGACCGCATCAACAAGATCAAGGGCACGCCAGGCGCTGCCATCGCAGGCACGCCAGGCGCTGCCGACCCCGGTCCCGGGGAATTGACGGGCGACCTTTCCAACCTGCTCGCCGCTTTCGCGGCTCACAAATAGGGAATTTAACATGCAGAAGCTTAACCTGGCCAGCTCCGCGCTGGCTTCGCTTTCGCTCGCCTCCATGCCGCGGGCGGTATCCGCCAGGCCGCGGGCCGATGCGAGCGACCCCAAGACATTGATCGCCCAAATCCAAGCGGCAGTGCAGGAAATGCGCTCCACCAGCGAGGCCCGCCTCGAGAAGATCGAAGCCAAGATCGACCCGCTCGATGTGCAAAAGTACAACAAGATCAACGAAAATGTGTCGGCGCTCGAAACCTCGCTTAATGGGGTGATGGAGCAGCTTGCCGCGTCGAAGCTTGGCGGCAACGGAGCTGGCTTGGCCAATCCCGAGCACACCGATCAGCTGAAGGCCTACATCCGCAAGGGTGTTGAACCAACAGTGCAGGCGGCGATTTCAGAAGGTACGGATACTGCCGGTGGCTTTATCGTGCCGATCGAATGGGATCGCACGATCAGCGACAAACTGAAGCTGCGCAGCCCGATCCGCGAGAACGCGCAGGTCATCACCGTTGGCGACCGCGGTTTTCTGCGCGTCTACAACGACGGCGTGATCGGTTCAGGCTGGGTCGGCGAGACTGCCGCGCGCCCAGAGACAAGCACTCCCGGGCTTGCCACATTGCAGTTCGACCTCGGCGAAATCTACGCCAACCCTGCGGTTACCCAGCGCATGCTCGACGATGCCGGGTTTGACATTGAACAGTGGCTCACCAGTGAAGTTGACGGTGAGTTTGCAATTCAGGAAAACATCGCCTTCTTGTCCGGCAACGGTGTCAACAAGCCGTTCGGCGTCCTGACCTATGTAACTGGCGGCGCGAATGCCGCCAAGCATCCGTGGGGCGCAATCACTGCTACGACCGTAGCAGGCACTACCGCTGTCACTGGCGATGAATTGCTCACGCTGGCCTCGACCTTGCCCAGCGAGCGGGAAATGGGTGCCAAGTGGTACATGAGCCGCGCTTCACTGTTCAACCTGCGTAAGCTTAAGGACGGCCAGGGCAACTATCTGTGGCAGCCGAGCTACGTTGCGGGCCAGCCTGCGACACTCGCCGGTTATCCGGTTGTCGAAGTATCGGGCATGCCTGCCATGACCACCGGCCAAGTCTCGGTGTTGTTCGGCAACATGGAACAGACTTACCTGGTGATCGACCGCCTTGGCACCCGTGTGCTGCGGGATCCGTTCACTAACAAACCCTACGTCCACTTCTACACCACCAAGCGCGTCGGCGGCGGGGTGCAGAATCCTGAATGGATGAAGGCGATCAAGCAGGCCTGATCCGGTCAGGGGGGTCGAGGGCGCTCTTTCGCGGCGCGCCCTCGCTCCTCCATGCTCCCGCTGCGGCGGGCGCATGGAGGAGTGGGTAAACATTCGAGGAGACTGACATGGTTGAAAATACAAAGGGCGCGGCCGCGACGGTCGGCACCACTGCGGTCAAGCCCGACAAGCTGACGCCGGCCACCGATGTTGCCGCATCCGGCGCGCTGATCGAGCCCGAGATCGTGGAGCGCATCGATACCTCGCATCCCGCTGTGGACGATGAACCGCGCAAGGGAGTTTCGGAGGAAAGCAACCAGATCGATTTCAATGATCCAACGCTCAGCCAGGAAGAGGCTGTTGCGCGAAATCTTGGCGCCTGATCCGCTGCTTGAGGAAGTGAAGGGGGCGGGGCCAGCGCTGGCGACAGGGCTGGAGCCCGCCCTTATTTTTTGGAGGTTAAAGTGGGGCTGCAGCAGGTAAATCCGGCGGCGGATCCGCTCGACCTTGTACCGTTGGCCGACGTCAAAGAGCATTGCACCATTGAGTCTGACGCGTGGGACGCGATGCTGACGGGCTATATCACCGCCGCGATCGCTATGATCGAGGATTACACGGGCGTGGCATTCGGGGTTCAGCAATGGCGGCTATCTTTGGACGCATTTGGTGATGATATCGAACTGGCGCGCGGGCCTGTGACTGCCGTGACATCGATCACCTACCGAGACGAATTGCGGGCTTTGCAGACGCTATCGCCTGCGTTCACCATCTTGGATATGATCAGCAAGCCCCAACGTATTGTGCTGGATCCAGATTATCAGTGGCCAGCGACGGCAAGAATTCCGAATGCGGTGACCATCAATTTCGAAACCGGCTTTGCGCAGATGCCAGCGTTGGCAAAGCAAGCGGTGCTGACGACGGTGGCAAGTTGGTTTGAGAACCGTGAAGCCGGGATCGTTCCGGCAGGTGCCTTGGCGATGGTGCGGTCGTTGCGCGGGATTGTGCTCTGATGAAAGCTGGCCAGTTCGATCGCGTTGTGATTTTACTTCGCCCAGGCGCTGCGATTGACGACGGTTACACTACTCTCGCCGACGGGTTCGACGATGTGGGCACTCGCAAGGCTCGATATCAACCTGCGCGCGCGCGTGAAGTGTTCGAGAACGCGGGCCGAGAGGCCAAGATGCCTGTTCTGTTTACTCTGCGCAACGACACTCTGACCCGCACGATCAACGCAACGTGGCGTCTGGTTTTCGATGGGCGTGAGTTTGAGATCACCGGCGTGGAAGAGCTCGGCAGGCGTGAAGGTATCCGCCTGACTACGGTGGCTGGCGATGAAGGTTAAGTTCAGCGGCGGTAAGGAGATCGAGGCAGCCTTGAAGGCGCTTGATGTTACAGTCGGTCGCAAACGCGGGATCGCTTTGCGGGCATTGCAGAAGGCGGCTGTGCCAATCCGTGATGCGTGGGTTGATGGTGCAGATGAACAAAGCGGTGACCTGAAACGATCCATCGCAATTGGCAGCAGAGCGCAAACCAAAGCTACCCGGAAGTTCAGGCGGACGGATGGGCAGGACACCGTTGAGCAGTTCATTGGCATTGATGCGCAAGTGAACGAGCGGTTGCCCGATTATTCTGTGATTGAAGAATTTGGCAGTGATCGCCAGCCCGCAAACCCTGCAGGCCGATCAGCGTGGGAAGCCGAGAAGATGAACGCTTTCAACCTGATTGGAGATGCCATGCGGGCCGAAATTACCAAAGTGGCAAAGGCCCGTGCCAAAAAGGTAGCCAAGAAATGAGCTTTGAGACTGCGCTGCGCACCCGTTTGAAGGGCACCAGCCCAGTTGCAGCCATTGTGGCCGCGCGCATTGATTGGACTGTGCGGCCAGAGCGCAGCGCATATCCTGCGGTTGTTCTGCAGCTGGTGGCAGATGGCAGGCCCCAACACATGAAGGGCCTGCAAACATATCGCCCAACGCGAGTGCAGATTGATTGTTTTGCCGAGTCCGCTGCGCAGAAAGCAGCACTGCGCGAGGCAGTGATTGCAGCGATCCTGCCTGAAGCTGAAGTTTCCGGCAGGTCATTCCGGCGTGCCACCATCAATACCGTCCGCGACCTTAGCGCGAACAGCGAGACGGGTTTCGTCCATCGGGACTCAATCGACGCGCTGTTCTGGCACGATTAGTTTTTAGGAGACAATGCAATGACCGAAGCAGCCATTGGCTACGGCACGGAATTCCACATGGCCACGGCGCTGGGCGTCCTGACCGAACTGGGCGAGATCACCGCAATCAGCCTGCCAAACCCTCAGGTATCGGATGTTGAGGCAACGCACTTCAAGTCTTTGAACCGCCGCCGTGAATACATTGCCGGCCTGATCGAAGACGGCGAAGGCACCTTTGAAATGAATTACGTGCCGGGTTCTGCAACTGACGTTCTGGTGCGCGCTGCGCTGGAGGATGGAAACGCTCGCGAATACAAGGTCGTTCTCCCAGATGGCGCAGGGACATGGGAAGTCGCTGGCGAATGCATCGTGAAAGGTTATGAGCGCGGCGTCCCGATTGATGACCGCATGACCGGCACGTTGACCGTGCGCTTCACCGGTGCTTCGACTGAAGGAGCTGGCGCATAATGGTTGCGCCCATTGACGCAAAATCGACGTTCATGGTGGAGGGTGAGCAAATCACCCTCCGCCTGAACTTTCGGTCGATTGCTTTGGCCGAAGCTGAGGGTATCGACCTGCTTTCAGGCAAAGAGATTCCGCCACTCAAGGTTGCGGTGCTGGTGCGTTGCTTGGCGGTTGAAGATCATCCAGAGATGACCAACGACGAAGCGCTGGCCATCGTTATGCGCGGCCAAGCTGGCGTTGCAAAAGCTTTGCCGGAACTTTTTGCCAAGTTTGGCGCAAAGCCGAGCGTGCCGGGAAACGCCAAGCCGAAGGCGCGGCCAAAAGCCTAATCTGCCTTGATTATCTTGAGATGTGGGTGAGTGCCGGGTTGGAACCTGATGGGTTCTGGCGCCAATCGTTGGCCACGTTTCAGGCGATCATGGCAGGCGTTCGCAAGCGGCTTGAAAGCGAAGCAGAAGCATCGATCCGACTGGCTTATGACACTGCGCGATTCAGTGCAGCTGCGAAGGTGGGCAAGCTGGGCCCGCTGGCAAAATACCTACGCAAGACATCGGGCCAAAAGCCCTCTGAAATGCTCGCCGTGCTGAAAGCCATAAAGGCATCCGGTGCACCGATGACAATCCGACGTGTGGAAAGGCAATAGCATGGCAACGATGCTGGGTTCGCTGTTGATATCCCTGGGGCTGGATTCCGGCGAATTCCGTTCTGGTTTGAGCGCGACGGAAAAAGAGCTGCGCGCCTCCACCAAGCGGATTGAAAACATCGGAAAGTCGATGGGCGACATCGGCAAGAAGCTGTCTATTGCTGTTACCCTTCCACTGGCTGCGATGGCGGTATCATCGATCAAAGCGGCTGCTGAGAGCCAGGAGGCAATCGGTCAGGTCAATGCTGCTCTAAAATCAATGGGTGATGGCGCGCAACGGACCAGTGACCAGCTTTCTGGTTTGGCCACCGGGATCATGCGCAAGTCTTTGTACGATGACGACGACATCCTGCGCAAAGTCACGGCGAACATGCTGACGTTTGGCAATGTCGCCAGCACGCAGTTTGACCGCGCACAGCAAGCTGCGGTCGATCTCGCCGCGCGCATGGGCACTGATTTGCAGTCTGCTGCACTGATGGTGGGCAAGGCACTAAATGACCCTGTAAAGGGCATTAATGCCATGAAGCGCGTTGGCATCCAGTTCACGGATCAACAGATCGCGCAAGTTGAGGCCATGGCCAAAGTCGGCAATATGGCTGGTGCACAAACCATCATGCTTGCAGAGTTGGAGCGTCAATTTGGTGGATCTGCCGCGGCTATGCGGGCTGCCGATCCATTCGCAGCGTTGCAAATGTCATGGGCGGACTTTCAAGAGGAAATTGGTTCGAAGCTGCTACCGCTGCTGCCGCGTATCACTGAGGCGCTGACATCGATTCTTGATGCCTTCGCTACGCTGTCACCCGGTATGCAGACAGCTGTCATCGCATTTGGAGCGGTTGCTGCGGCGCTGGGGCCTGTGATGATCGGCATCGGCGCTATGGCATCAGCCATGGCGCCGTTCCTATCGGTACTGGGTGCGGCCTTTGCCCAAGGCGGCATACTTGTTGCGGCCAAGGCGGCACTTGTCGGCCTTGGGGCAGCACTTGGGCCAATCCTTGTGCCGATCGCAGCTTTGGCTGCTGCCGGTGCATTGATCTATTACAACTGGGAAAAGATCGCTCCTGTGCTGAAGGAGATGTGGACTGCCATCCAAGCGTCGCTTGGCCCCGCTCTCACAGAGATACTCGCTTCGCTGAAGTCTGCCATGGACGCCATATTCGCCAGCGGTTTGATCGATGCGATCGGCAACTACGGCAAGGTGATGTTGCAGGCGTTCGGCGGCGCTCTTCCAGGAGTGCTGCGCGCCTTGTCTGGCATCCTTGTCGGAGTTGTTCAGGTCATAACCGATGCCATCAAGATCATCGTGCGCTTGTTCTCTGGCGACTTCAGTGGCGCTCTGCAGGCGGCACAAGACCTCTGCAAGCACTTCGTCGGGATGATTGGCAACTTCCTTGGCGGGATGGCTCAGGCTGCGATCGGTTATGTTAGCGGGATGGTCAAAGGGATTGATGAGTGGCTTGGCGGGAAGCTTTCAGCCATCTTCAAGAGTGTCACAGACAAAATTGACACAGTCAAAAAGGGCTTCTTTGGCCTGTACGATGCCGTTGTCGGCCATTCCTATATCCCGGACATGGTGGATGGCATTGCGGCGCAAATGCTGCGCCTAGATGCTGTGATGGTTGATCAAGCGGGCAAGGCAACCAGCGCCACAAAGCAGGCCTTCCAGAAACTAGCAGCAGAATTGCAGCCGTTGCTTGATGAGTTGTTCCCTGACGCTGCGGCGATGAACTTATATCAGGCTAAGCTCAAGAAGCTGACGGACGGCGCTAAAGCAGGTCTGATAACGCCCGAACTTGCAGAGGCAGGGAAGAAGCAGCTTGGCTTTCAAGACCGTCCGACAGATTCGGCAATCCCGCTCATATTGGCTGACCCTTTCGTGCATGAAATGAGCAAGATCAACGAGGCCATGGACGGCATGAAGAAGAAGGCGGGCGGTGCCACAGTGGCTATTGCCAAGACCTTTGCGGATATGGCCAAAGACACAATCGGCGCGCTGCAATCCATGACCAGCGCGATCAAGGGCGGGGGTTTCCTTGACATCTTGAGCGCAGTTGTAGGCCTTGGCCTGCAGCTTGGGTCAATCGGCGCCTTTGGCAGCAAGATTGCTACCAATATCAACACTCCCAGGCCTATCAAAGGCTATGCAAACGGCACGAACTTCGCGCCGGGCGGCATGGCCTTGGTGGGTGAACGCGGGCCGGAACTGGTCAACCTGCCGCGCGGCTCACAAGTCATTCCGAATGAGGCGTTGGGCGGTTCGCGGGTGGAGATCGTGCCTTCACCATACTTCACAGCCATTGTTGACGGGCGGGCGCAAAGTGCAGTCCAAAGCGCGGCTCCTATGCTGATTGGAGCCAGTGTGGCTGAAACTGGCGCACGGGCGGCGCGGTCGCAATCTCGGAGGGTTGGCTAGTGGCAGTCACGCTTCCCGACCTGCCCGCGCCAAACGGTGCAACCCCAACGCTAATCGATTACGGGTCAATGCAACGTCCCGGCACTGGCGCTGCGGCGCAACGTCTGGATCGTCCTGGTTCACGTTTTCGGATTGATCTGCAATTCCCGCCAATGCCCAACAAGGAAACGGGCATGGTGTTTGTCTCCCGGTTCCTACGCGGCAAGACGCAAGGCATCATCACCGACTTTCCTTTGTTGGGCGTCAATCAGGGCGCGCCGGGTTCTCCGGTCGTTGACGGGGCGGCACAGTCAGGCACGACATTGAACATTAGGGGCCTGACAGCCGGCTACCAGATCAAAGAGGGTTACTGGTTCTCGGTCAGCAATGGCGCGCGGTCGTTCTTGCACAATGTGGCGGCTACTGTCGCCGCTGGTTCTGACGGCAAGGCGGCTGTGCAGATCACGCCTGCGCTAAGGTTTCCTTTTGCGAACGGTGCGGTGATCAAATTGGCGCAACCGGTCATCGATGGGTTTGTGGTGGGCGAAGAGTGGGGCTGGCAAATGGACCTAGCGCACCATGTTGGCCTTGCTGTGACGATTGAGGAGTGGGGCTGATGGTCGCGCTCACAGGCTTGTTGGTCATGGAATTACCCGGCGAAACCGTGCGCCTATGCGACGGTGGGTTCTTCTATTGGGGCAGCGATTTGTTCCTGTCCGAGCATCAAACATTTGGCACGGTGGAATCTGTTGAAGCATTGTCTGAAGGAGCAGGTGAAGAAGTGCCCGCGCTTTCCATGACGTTCATTCCGGCAAGTGCGGCAGCGGCAGCAGACCTTTCGCAGCCCGGCTTTCAGAAGTCACGCGTGCGGTTTTACATTGCCGAATATGCGCCCGACACCGGTTTGCTGGTGGGCACGCCCGAGCTGCAGTTTGATGGTCAGTTGGACAAGACGACGCTGAAATTCAGCAAGGGAACGCGGACATTGGACACCGAAGTGGTTTCCACCGCTGAAAGGCTGTTCATGCGCAACGATGGCAACAGCCTGAACTCGTCTTGGCATAAATCAATATGGCCGGGGGAACTTGGCCATGACGAGGCCAGTGGGCTGACGGTATCCATCGCATGGGGCGTGGAAGCTCCGAGGCCTTCCTACCAACCATCAGGCGGCTTTAACTTCAACAACCCTGCATTCGACTATGCGAGAGGCAGATTGGGCTATGACTGATCTGATCAGGCGTCAAAAAGCGACCCAGACCACGATGGAACGCTTCGGTAAGAAGAAGTTCGACTGGGCGAAGCGCTCCACCTGCATTCACATGGTTCGTTTCCATCTTGTGCAGATGGGCCACAAGCCGCCGACGATACCGGATATTCGCTCGCTGCTTGGCGCAAAGCGTGCCTTGAAAGAGCGCGGCGCTGAGAATGTCGGTGAACTGATTGACGCTATACTGCCTGAAATACCGCCAGCGGCCATGCTGCTTGGTGATGTTGCGATGCTTCAGGACGGAGCAGGCATTGGCGCGCTGGTTGTTAATGTGGGCGGGAAGGTCATGGGATGGCACGACGATCAGCCGCGCATGGTCGTGATGGAGGCTTTGCTTATTGAGCGTGCGTGGCGGGCTTAGGGTTTTTTGTCAGACAACCATTCGGGTTTGGGGATGTAACCCGTCATTCCGCATTGCAATTCATAACCAAACCGCCTGTCACCTTCGCCAATGATAGCTAGTTCGCCACCAGAAATGTAAAAGGGCGTCCACCCAACGTATGCGCCCATTCTGTTTTTGCCATTGACGAAGCCACAGTAGACGTCTGCGTCGCGCTTAAGCGGCCATTGCCATCGGCTGCTTGGGCCATCGAACATCAGTAAATCAGCTTTTGCCTTAATCGCTGCCTGCTCGGCAGCAGTGATCGGGCGGGGCTTAAACGGCGCGCGGTGGACTGGCTTAACGCAAGACGGCGTACCCATATCGATCGCCCGCATTCCGGCTGCTGTGGTCGGATCGGCGCATGTGGCGGCAGCAAGCAGCAAGAAATTCAGCAACGTCAGTCTCCCGGTGGGTCTGATGCGATATATACCGAGGGCGGCATAAATGTCTAAAGTGCTTAAAGTTGTGGCCGTCGTGGCTGGCATCGTCGCCGTTGTCGCCAGCGGCGGTGCAGCTTTGGCGGGCGTGGCAGGCACATTCTTAGGGGCGTCCGCAGCTACCCTCACAACAATCGCTGCTGTTGCTGGTGTTGTTGGGCTTGCAGCATCATTCGGCTCCCAACTTTTGACCAAGCCACCACCGGCAAGAGGCTCAGTCAACCAGCTGCTGATACAAGTCGATCCGCCGCAGCCGTACGCAATGGGGCGGACCTATTTCGGCGGCGTCCTAAGGCACACAGCAGCCTATGGTCCGACCCTGAAAGATGTCCCCAACCCGTATCTCGGGCGCGTGGTCGTATACTCTGGCGGCGGACCGATCCAAGGATTCATTGCACCTACGACTGACTTCGAGCCTCTCGGTGCATATTACAGCGGCTTCCTCGACGTGGATCAACAGCTCGGGGCCTGCCCTGAATCAACCGCCTTGACTCCATTCTGGTCTGGCTTCCCCAACTGGGGTGCAGCGAACAAGCTGTCTGGCCAAGCGGCGATGCTTTGGAACTTCAAGTTCGACAAGGATGGCAAGAAGTTCGCGAGCGGGCTGCCTAACACTGGTGCCATCATGGATGGCGTCAAGACATATGACCCTCGACTGGACAGTACCTACCCTGGGGGCACCGGCGCGCACCGCATAAACAATGAGGCGACTTGGCAGTTCTCCAAGAACCCAGCCCTTCACGCAATCGCCTACGCCTATGGCCGCTACCAAAATGGCAAGAAGACGTTCGGCATCGGCCTGCCGGTCGAGGCAATTGACCTTGAAGCGATGGTGGCTTGGGCAAATGTCTGCGACGCAAACGATTGGACGATCTCAGGCATCATCTT